ATTTCAACAAGATCACTAAAGGAGGATTGCCGCAAAAGACCCTTAACATTGCTCTTGCAGGTACTGGCGTCGGCAAGTCTCTGTTTATGTGCCATGTGGCTGCTAGTTGCTTGGTTCAGAACTATAACGTTCTTTACATAACTCTTGAAATGGCTGAAGAGAAGATCGCTGAACGTATTGATGCGAATCTTCTCAATGTTTCTCTTGATGATCTTATGAACATGCCGAAAGACATGTATGAAAAGCGTATGGGTAAACTCAAGACTTCCGTCAAGGGTAAGTTGATCATCAAGGAATATCCAACTGCGTCTGCGAATCCTGCTCACTTCCGAGCATTGATCAATGATCTGGCTCTGAAGAAGAACTTCCGTCCAGATATTATTTTTGTTGACTATCTAAATATCTGTGCGTCGGCTCGAATCAAGGCAGGTGCGAATGTCAACTCGTATACCTATATCAAAGCAATCGCTGAAGAACTTCGTGGACTTGCAGTTGAGAACAATGTACCTATTGTATCAGCTACTCAGACAACTCGCTCGGGTTTTAGTAACTCTGATCCTGGGCTCGAAGACACTAGTGAGAGTTTTGGTCTACCTGCCACTGCTGATTTCATGTTTGCTCTTGTTAGTACTGAAGAACTGCAGCAATTGAATCAGATTCTGGTGAAGCAGTTGAAGAATCGATATAATGATCCGAATCTTCATAAAAGATTTACCGTTGGTATTGATAGAGCCAAGATGAAACTTTATGATCTTGAGCAAAAAGCGCAAGATGCTGTGATGCAAGAAAATGATTCAAAGCCAGTCTTTGATCGTGGTCGAAGCACCGATAAGTTTAAGAATCTGAAGGTGTAATGCAACTCAAGAAAATTGAAAAGAAGGTTTATGCTCTCGCCGAAAACTGGGTCGGAGAGAAGCATATTCCTTCTATGATTCGGCAGTTGAATAAAGCATTCAAACCATATATTGTTTGTTTTTCATCTGAACGATTTGAGGATGAATATTATCCCGATCATAATGTAATTGTGAATGGTCATTATTGTCTAAAGATTTCAGACATAATTCCCGAACACATCTACATCTGCCTCAATTTTCCTGTAGATTCTAAAAAAGCCATCATCACTGAAGATGGAGCTAAAAATCTTGCAGTCAAGATCATTCGAGCGATACATCACGAATATCGCCATAAGCATCAGCAGAGACAACGACCACTACTTCTACAAAAAGAATATAAGCCAAAGAAGAAGCAAAACAAAATGAAAGCAATGTATTATGGCAATCCTGATGAATTAGATGCTCATGCATACGAAACACAGGCTGAGAAGTTAGATATAAATAAATTACGAAAGGCACATAAGATTGGATGGAAAGAATGCGAAGCCATCTTTATGTACCGACAAACTTTTCGAAAACAAGATCCAAAAGTTTGGAAAAAATTTCTAAAAAAGGTTTATAAAAACAATGGCAACAAAAAATGAGTTCAATCCAAAATGGTTTGGTATGACTGGAGATCCATTGCCATACGCCAAGTATATAAAATTACTTAAAAGTGGGGCTCAAAGCGAAAAGACTGGATATCTCTCATATTTAATATCATATGTTGAAGCCAGTGGAAGAATGTCTCCGAAACAAAAAGATTTGATGACGAAATCGTTTAAAAAACTCAGTGATGAATCTAAAAGAAATATTGTTAAAAATTTTGGTGAGACTATAGGACCATTAGGAATACTAAGACTACATCTATTCGGTAGAATAACTGACACATCTTTTAAAGTTCAATATCCAGAAGCAGAGAATTTGGGATTATATGATTATATGATCTCAAAAGATGGTAAAAAGTGGACTAGAATTTCTGCAAAGGGTATGACAGGAAAAACAAATACAGTTAAACCAAAGGACATAGTTGAGGTTTTTGGTGGCGCGCAAAATGTTCCAGCTGGTGCAAAATTTGCATATTCATTTATCAAATTAATTTCTGAAGAATCAACAAATGAAGGATCTCAGAAAGCACTAGAACTACTCAAAAGCAAATATCCTGCAGAAGTCGGAAAATTATTGCCAAGTGAATTTAAAAACAAACCTGTCACTTCGAAGGTTTTATCAGAAACTATTTTTGAAAAGTTAAGTAAAGAAACTAACAGTGCCTTTTCTAAAGAATTGAATAAATTATTTTGGAGTGCACTTGAGCAACTTGATGTTTATTACATCAAATTTGGACTAGATAGAAATGGTATACCCATTTTCGATAGAGTTTCAGATTTGTTGTGGGTTGAGTTTGAAGATGGCACAGTTAAAAAAGTAACTGATCCTGAAGACAAACAACCATTTGTTTATTTTAGAGGCAAAGGTCGTGAGGCTGGCGTTAAACGAGCGGAGAAGCCAGGGTTTCAATTATAATTGAGGTTTTATGACTACATTTGTGACTGGTGGTTTGGGATTTATTGGTTCTAATTTTGTAATCTCTCACCTGAAAAAATATTCAGATGATGAAATTGTCATTATTGACAATGGTTCATATGCAGCCAATGATCATAATCTAGATGGTTATTGGGGTGATTGGCGTGTCAAACTCAAACGTTGCGACATTCGCAACTTCGGACACTTGGAGAGTTTGTATCATGATTTTGAACCGCATATTACTTTCCATTTTGCTGCTGAATCTCATGTGGATAATTCCATTCGCGGCGACGATATTTTCTTGGATACAAATATTAATGGAACCCACAACATTCTCAAGTGTATTCGCAAACACGGTGGGAAATTAGTTCATGTTTCAACTGATGAAGTTTATGGAAGTTTAACTCACGACGATCCTCCGTTTACAGAAACAACTCCATACGATCCTCGCAATCCGTATTCTGCAACCAAAGCAGCCAGCGATCATCTTGTTCGCTCATATGTAAACACTCATGGTCTTGAGGCAGTTGTAACTAACTGTTCGAATAACTACGGTCCGCGTCAGCATTCTGAAAAATTCATTCCAACTGTGATTCGTCATATCAAAAACAACACACCAATTCCTGTTTATGGGACTGGGCAAAATGTTCGTGATTGGTTGTATGTTGAAGATCACTGCGAAGCATTGCTCGAAATTGGTGCAAACTTTAAATCTGGTGAACGATATAACATCGGCGGTGGACATGAAATGTCTAATCTAGAAATGGTTTCATTGATTCTAGATTTAATGGGTAAGCCAGTGCATATGTATCAGAATTGGATTAATTTTGTCACCGATCGTAAAGGTCATGATTTTAGATATGCGATGAATGCAAGTAAAATTTACCGAGAACTTGGGTGGGCTGCAAAAACTAAAATTACTCAAGGTCTAGAAAAAACATTGGAGTATTATAATGCGTAAGGGAATTATTTTATCAGGTGGAATGGGAACAAGATTATACCCATGCACTGAGGTGACATCAAAGCAGTTATTGCCAGTTTATGACAAGCCATTAGTTTACTATCCATTATCTACATTGATGATGGCTGGTATTCGCGAAATTATGATTGTCAATTCACCAAACGATGCAGAAGCATTCAAGCGTCTATGTGGTGATGGTTCTCAATGGGGTCTGAATATATCATATGCAATTCAAAATGAGCCAAAAGGAATTGCTGAGTGTTTTCGTATCTGCGAAAAATGGATCGGCAAAGATGACGTAACATTGATTCTTGGCGATAATATTTTCTACGGAAATGAATTGATCAATCGTTTCAATGCTGCTGCTTGGAATAATGTTGGTTGTACTTTGTTCGCTTATCATGTAAGTGATCCTGAAAGATTTGGTGTAGTTGAACTTGATGATAATGGTGATTTAAAAGCCATTCTTGAGAAACCAAAATATCCACCAAGCAATTATGCCGTCACTGGACTTTACTTTTATGATAACAAAGTAGTAGACTATGCATGGCAGATCTCGCCTTCTGCAAGAGGTGAGTTGGAAATTACAGATATTAATAATTTGTATTTGAAGAATCACGATGTGAAGGTTGAGTATCTCAATCGTGGTATTGCATGGATTGATACTGGTACGTTTGAATCACTTTCAGAAGCATCAGTATTCGTGGGGTCTGTTCAACGCAGAACTGGTATGATGATCGCATGTCCTGAGGAAATTGCATTTAAGAACGCATGGATCACTGAGAATCAAGTTCTAGCTGCCGCAGAGAAATATCATAAATCTGACTATGGGAAGTATTTGAGTAAAATACTACAACAACATGAATATATTAGTCGTCGGTAGAGGTTGGG